AACAATATGTTAATTATGAAAATTAAAAGGCTGGTGGAAGAATTGGCTAACGTTAAATGTCCATTATGCACTAATAGCTATAATGACAAAATTCATTTGTATAGCCACTTAGATAAGAAACATAATGACCAGTTAAATGGTCTATCTCCAGCACAATTCTACTTTAATAATAAGTATAAGAAGTCTGGTGGAAAGTGCATTATGTGTCAAAAGTCTACTAAGTGGAATGAAGCTACAGAACGTTATGAACGTATTTGTGACCGCAAAGAAACGAACTGTAGGGAAAAGTACCGTGAAATGTTCCGTAAACGGATGCAAGGTAAATATGGTAAGGATACTTTATTGGATGACCCAGAGCATCAAAAGAAAATGCTTGAAAATCGTAAGATATCTGGTGTCTATAAATGGCAAGACGGTGGAGAGTCTAAATATACTGGTAGCTACGAAAAAGATTTCTTAGAGTTCTTAGATACTTTCCTTCAATTCAATTCATCAGATATTATGTGTCCAGCACCACAAACGTTCGACTATTTATATGAAGGCAAACCACATTTCTACATTCCTGACTTCTATATTTCTTCAATGAATCTTATTATAGAAATAAAGTCGGCAGAGAATAAACACTACCGTGAACGTGATATCGGTAAAGAGAAATTAAAGGACAGAGCAGTCCTAAAAAGTAAATTTAATTATTTAAAAATCACGGATAAACAATATGATGAGTTCTTCGATTTCTTGCTTACTTTCAAAAAGTAGTTTTTAAAAATGAAATTGAAAAACAAAAATATATTATTAAGATGAGCCTAAAGGCTTAATATTATTTGGAGGGATTTTATTATGACAGAAGTACAAGCAGAATTACATAATGACGAGGTAGTAGCAACAGCAGAAGGAGTAATTGAAGGTCAAGCAGAAGTAGGCAAGATTGTTAACTTCATGGTTGGTGTTCAAGGTTCTTCAGTTTATCGTGTAGCATCTTCTGAAGAGTTAAGCCTTCGTGATATGATTGAAGGTGTATCTACAATCGAGATTAATACTATTGCATCATTTGTTGAAAATGAAAATCCAATTGAATTAATTTCTATGTACCTAGCAATGAAAGGTGAAATCGTTAAGACTTCACTACAAATGATTCTTCAAGGTTCTACTGTTCCTGAAGATGTTCAAGCACAAATCTTAGAATTACTTTAATCAAAAAACCTATCTGATGATGGATATAATTTTTCTATTGAAAAACTAAATTATATCTGTCATCAGATATAATTTAGGAGGAAAATTAAATGTCAAAAATCTTAGTAGCATTAGCAGGTCCATCGGGATGCGGTAAAACTTATATTACGGAAAAACTTGTTGAAGCTATGCCATCTTTATTTATGCAACTACCACAAGTTACTACACGTCCAAAGCGTCACCCGAAAGAAGATACTTATCGCTTTATTGATAAAGCAGAATACGATGAGTTAGAACCTAACTTATTCGCCAAAACACAAATTGGAGATACATATTATGGTACGTTGTTAGTTCCTAATCCACAACCGTTTAATATTGTAATTGTAAATAAAAAGGGAATCCAAGATATCTTGGATAGCCATTCTCGTGCAAACTCTCCACTTGCACATTACACGGTTGTATTAGTTGGTGTAGATTCAGAAATTCCAGAAGAGCGTGCTACACGTTCTAAAGAATATGTTGAAAATGAACGTACTGAACTGCACGAAATAATTGAAGATTGGTTAGTTAATACAAAAGAGAAGTATATCAATGTAAGTGATTTTATCGATTTCCTACATAAGAAAGGGCATTTTAATGTAATTCCTCCTTACAAACGTGAGCACTACGTTAAAAAGGAAGAAGGTTTTACAAGAGTACCAATGAAAGACTTGAAAACTGGTGATACTTTTAGACGTGCTCATATGTTTGGAAATATGCGTCTGTTTGAGGAAAGTGAACAAGACACAACATCAATTGATATGATGGCATTATCAGCACCTTCACAGGATGCAAATGGTGCTTTCCAGATACTTACTGGAACGACGCCAGATAATCTAGTTAGATTCTATCTAAATTATTTAGTGGATGCAAAGACTATGCAATTCCGTGAAGCATTCTTTGACGAGTTCCCACACTATCGTTCTATTGAAGAAGAAGTTCGCAAGAAAGCAAATGATTGGATTAAACAAGAATTAGAAAAGGGGAATAACAATGGTGCAAATTAAAGCTGTATTTGATATTACTACTGGTGAGTTCGGCTCACCAGTTATCTCATTAGAAGTAACTGAAAAGGTTGAATTTGACGCTAGACATTTCGACTTTGAAGATAACGGTGCATTGGCGTTTGTTACTACTGAAAATGCACGTATAGAGCGTTGTCCAGAATTAGAAGCATTCTTACCTCATGGAATTACTTACAGTGAGGAAGAAATGGAATACGCACTTGACTTTAAGAAGGCTGTATTTGAAGCCGAACCAGAAAATGAAGGTCAAGGTGTAATGTATACTGAATTAGATGATAAACATTATGAATTTGTAAAATTGTTATTTGACAATAATCAACTTTATTTTGTTCATGTTTGATAGTTAAGAAGGGGCTAAACACTCCTTCTTTCTATATATACTTTTATAATTAAGGGGAGTGTTTTAATGGCTGGAGGTATCTTAACTCAAACTCACAGTGAAGCTTTTATCAAACGTTGTATGAACCGTATTACTAAGAATTCACATCTTGTGGATACTAAGTATAATACTAATTATCGGGATTTGATGAATATCAATCGTAGACCAACTTGCCATAGGATTATTCGCAATACCAATACTGGTAAAGATACACGTTTCGTATTTAAGTATCTATCTGGTGGTGGCGGCAGTGTTACTGATAAGTTGGCTAAGCTATTTGAAGATATGAAGTATTGTATCAATCAAGACTGTATTATTATAGTTGGTGGTCGTGGTTATGAGAGATTAAATCAAAATCAGCAACTTGAGAATTATGCTCAGAAAGTATTTCTTAACAGTCAGTTCAATGTTAGCCTTATGATGTACAGCGAATTTGTAAAATTATATTAGGAGGATTATAAATGAATGAATTACCCAGACTTGAAGACCTTGGATATACCAATGACCTACCAGATGAATTTACTGTAAATGGGATTCCATATATTATTGTACCATTTGAAACTATGTTAAAATGTGATGGAGAAGTAATTTGCTGTTATTGGCTTTTAAACCAAGCAATGAAAGGTCAATATTGCAATAAACCTATGCTTTTAAATGTTATACTTAGCGTAATGGGTAGTTCATTAACAGCATTTAACTGCCAAAGTGTACTAAGACATGCTAAGTGGTATGTAATTAATGATGGAATTCAACATAAGCAGTGAGGAGGTCTTTATATGATAGTGGTGGGTATGCACGCATCTGGAAGCTATGCTTCCGATGTGTACCCTTTTGAGGTAATTAAAGTATCACCATCTGGTAAGACTGTTACTATTCGTAGGATGAAATCAGTCCTTAAGGAAGGAAGTAATTGGTTAGACCAAGATTATGATTACTTCCCTAATGAGAATGGTGCAGTTCATACAGTTAGATTTACTAAACGAGGTTGGAGAACACCTTGTAACATGAGAATAAGCTTTGGGCAAGCTAGAGAATATCGTGACCCACATATTTAATACATATTAGAAGGTGAAGAATAATGAAAACAATATTTAAACAAGCAATAATTATTTTATGTATTGGCTTGGTCATGTATATGATTGGTTTTGGTCATGGGCAAGCTTCAGCATATAAGAAGAAAACAGATGATACTTCACTTGACTCACTCTATTCTAATGGTAATAACTAATAAAAATATATTGGAGGAATTAACATGTTAAAAACAAAAGTATTCGAGGATTATAAGACAGCTATGAAGGAAAAAGAAACTGTTAAAAAAGGTGTATTAAGTATTCTTAAAGCTAACTTGGATTCTGCAGAAAAAGACAAAAAAGCACCATTAACAGAGTTAGAAGAAATTGCAGT